GTGGTCAGTTGTTCCAATAGCGAAATATCAGAATATTCCAGTTCTATCGATGACAATGTAAACTGTGTTATTTATAATTTTCCAATCCAAATGATTTGTATGGAAGAGATGAATGAAACATTAGACGATTACATAGAAAATAACGAAATGACTAATCTAGAATGGAAATCATGTTTATTACAAGTCATGTTTATTTTAATTACGTATCAAAAATGTTTTGATTTTACACATAATGATTTACATACCAATAATATTATGTATATAACTACTCCAAAAGAGTATATTTATATAAAATACAATAGTCAGTATTACAAAATCCCCACATTTGGAAAGATTTTTAAGATAATTGATTTTGGACGAGCAATTTACAAATACAAAGGTAAATTATTGTGCAGTGACAGTTATAATTTTAAAGAAGACGCATCAAACCAATATAACTTCGGTCCTTATCGCAACCACAATAAACCAGAAATATTACCAAACAAAAGTTTTGATTTGTGTAGATTAGGATGTTCTTTATACGATTACTTTATTGACGATTTTAAAAACGAAGATAAACAGGAAAACGAAATAGTTAAGTTGATTATTAAATGGACGCGCGATGATAAAACACGTAATATTTTGTATAAGAAAAATGGAGATGAGAGGTATCGTGACTTTAAATTATATAAAATGATAGCGCGCACAGTTCATCATTGTGAACCTCATAACGAACTAAAAAACCAATTATTCGACGAGTTTAAAGTATCTAGAAAAAAAGTACCTAAGAATGAAGATGTCAATAATATTGACGAAATACCGGTATACGTATAAGTTAAGTTGAATTAATGGGTTATCCATGGAATTGGTATGATAAATTAATATTATTTAAAAATAATATTAATTGGTGTATAATGTAATGTTACAATGAATTACATTACATACATTAAACGCGCGCGCGATATATTAAAACTCAGGTTCGTTCGTAAAAATCTCTGGTGGATTAACAACCATTTCTTTTACTCCTCCAAACTGCTCCAACACAAAATTACCAGATACAACCGATAAATAAACAATAATAGTATCACGAATCATTATCTTTACAGGTTTTGGTTCTTTTACAATAAACTTCATCTCTAAATACTTAATTATAATGTATACCAGAGAAATCATACCAGCAGTTATAAAAATAGATTGTCCCATTTATATTTTTTTATTATATTTTTATCAATTATTTTACGCAAGTTAAGTATTTACATGTTATAAATTTAATTCAATAATTCAATATCGTCTAAAAGTGGAGGAGATACTATTTTTAATTCCTTTGATAAATCATGAATATCACTTACACCCAATTGTATATTGTTGTCATCGAATATTTCTAAATTATCTTCGTCATCTTCCTCTTCTTCTTCTTCTTTGCGACGTTGCTGATTTATTTCACTGATATGTTCGAGTCGTTCGATTGTTTTGGGGGCTTCTACACTTTCCTGCTCATTTGTTCCCATATTCAATACATTGTCAAAATCATTAAAAGAAATACCACTTGTTTTTTCATTTTCGATAAGTTTATTATCCTCTTCTGTAGTTTTTACGACGGGTTCTATATCCTCATCTTCTAAACTTAATGGACGAGTTTCTTCAGAAACAATATTTTTTTCCAATTTTAGTATGGGTGTTGTACTGAATTCTTCATTATTTTCTGTTTTTTGTCCATCGGTTGATTCATCTACATTCTTTGATTCTTCCACTTCTTTTTCTATTTCTTTTTCTGTTATTTCATGAACAACCTCCTCGTCCACCGTTTCATCTATATACGAACGCAATATCCTTTCTACTGGTATACTGTTTCGGATCACTTCAAGAATACTTTCTTTACATAATATTTCACATTCGCGCATGTTTTTTTGGTATTGCAATGGAGTTATGATTTTTTCAAACAAATATACATTTTTGTATAATTTTCTAGCAAAAGAACTATATACTTGGTGTATAAATGTATCAAGTTTGGGGATATCTAAATCTATCTTTTTTTGCTTTTGTGATACACGAACACTGGTTAAAATTTTAAGTTGAGCAATATGAACACATGTAAGCAAGTCTTCTAAATAATTACAACCGGTAACACTAATCATGCGTTTGCATTCATCTTGAATAATACTGTCATTCCATTTTGGAACTCTAGATAAGAAATTTTGAAACGTCATAAGGTATTTATCACCTTCGTCATTTTCAATACACAATCGTTCTGCATCATTAAATATAGATTTTACCCCATCAATAATGACTGGACTTAATATACTTAACAATCGACACGAATACTCGTTTTTTGCTTCAGATAAAACATTCACGTTGTAGTCATCCATTTTAAAATTATATAATATTTTCTAAATCAATATTTTTCCGCATAAATGTAAAATACAATACATAAAATATTAATATTTCTTCATTCCGTATTTGCTTTCTTACTTTATCAAAATACATTAGTGCTAAATTATCAGTTTTATTGTTTGCAACATAATGGATTAAGTCTAAACAACTATATCCTTTATTGTATAATGTAGTAGCAAATTTAATACAACTGTTTAAGGTTTGGTAATTTTTTTTATCTTTAAGGTATTTTTTAAGGCGAGTTTCTTTTTTCGCATATTCTTTTTTGTTGTATTGCTGGAACTGTAATTTATAAAAATTAATGTATTCATTGTCTATTTTTGGATTTGGTATATAAATACTACAAAATCTTGATAATATAGGATTTAATAATAAGTTTTTGTTTTCTGCGATAATGAAAAACCGTGTGCTATGACTGTATTTTTCAATACATCTTCTTAAAGCAGACTGAGCATCTGTAGTTAACTTATCAGCATTAAACAAAATAATAGATTTAAACAAGTTCGATTTATTTTGTATGTTTGTTTTGGCAAAAAACTTTAATTGGTCTCTAAAAAAACGAATTCCTTTACCGTGAGCACAATCAACGTACATTACATAATCCTTAATATATTTTGCGTTGTGTTCATAAACCTTTTCTATAAAATAATTTAAAATTGTCCGTTTTCCAGTTCCATATGGACCATGGAATACAATATGTGGTATTTTATTGTATTTAATAAAAAAATCCAACTTATCAATAACCGGTTTGTGTATAGTTAACATATTATCTACATTGCCTGTAAAATTATAATTTATTTCGCTTTTAAAAAATAAGTCAGACATGATGAATTATATATTGAAATATAACACGTTATATTTATATTTTATAAAGTGTTATGTTATTTATTTTAATAACTATTGTGTTTTAAGCAACACTGCTTAATGGTTTGGAATATGGATTTTTATTGAAAGCATCCAATAAATCGGGGTCGTAACGATTTGTTTGATTTACTTCACGCGTATTTTTACCACTTAGAGTTCCATATGTTTCGATGCTACTAGCACTTTTTGGCATATTCGGAATGACCGGTGCTGAATTGGTGCTTCTGTTGCGCAAATTACTTACATTTTGATTTCCATCAAATATTGGTTGATTTCCTGCTTGAAATCGGTCTACCTTGCTTATGACTTCCTTATTTGGATTAAGAGATGCGTTATAAGCAGTATTGTATACTTGTCCTTTGTGTTGTGCATTGCCAGCACTACTATTTCCAATATATAAACAGTTGGTAGTATCACGTTGTTGTCCAATTGATTGATGTTCTGTATTTGTATAAGCCGCATCAAAAGCGGTGCCTCCATGCTTGGTATATTCGGTGTTTTCAGTTTGTTCACGAATGGTAGTTCTAGCAACATCTGAAGGGTTCCATACTCTTGAATTAGATACACCGTTTTTACCACCAGAAACATTACCGGTGGGTCGTTTGTGATGGATTACATTTTCCTTTAATGTTGGTTTAATAACATCTAATATTGGAGTTACCATTGCGTAGAATCCTCGTTCCACGATACCCATCGATTTTGTTTCACCTGTTAACGATCGCGAATTTGGTAGACTTTTGTATCCCGATTTACCATAATTACCATTACTTTCCGTCCAACCATTTGCCCTCGACGCTGTTCCTATATTCAAGGGATCCAATTGAACCTTTTGTGACTGCTGATGTTTACCAGATTGATAAATACCATTTGCGTTGGTAGTATCGCCTCCTCCAAAATATTCGCGTGTAGTAGAACTACGATTTTCTGGACGAAATACATGCGTAGTTGGAGCAGTTCCCCGTTTCTCTACACCAGTAGTTGTAAAATAACGGTCTGGATTGTTAATGAAAAAAGTGTCTGGTTTATGTTGTTCCATTTTCCCTAAATTACCACGCGGTCCTCTACGACCTATATGTTTTCCTAACATTTGACCGTTGTATGTTTTCTTTGCGTTGTTTGCAACCCTTAATTCATCAACCGTTTTTGGTTTCCAACTATCTCTTTCTTGCATTCCAGAATTAAACCCCCCTGTTCCTTCGCTAGAGAAACCTTTGTTTAAACCAGGTCCTACTTGAATTTCTTCCCATGGTTTCGTATTGTTCATTTTTGAACTGACATTTCCTCTCATTCTGTCTTGTATAAAGTCTGTTGTAGAAGGCATGCCATTAATCCATTGCATATCCTTTTCTGGTTTAAAAAATGGAGTATTTGCTTTTTTCTGAATGTGTTGACTTCCTGTTCCGGTGTATAAATCCAATATACCATCTCTACTTCCAGAATCCGTGCTTTGTGTAACGGATGAACCAAAATATGGTTTCATATTATTGTGTTTAAATTCAAATTTTGGTTTACTTTCGCCAGTCAGTGAAGTAAAACTATCACTGTAATTTTCAGTTTCACTTTTAACATCAGCAGTTTGCTGCTTTTTGTTTGTATTTTCATTTAAACCAGAATAAACATTTGTGACATATCTATCGTCTCTACCTTCTTTGTTTTCTACGGGATAGTTTTGAGGTGCTACCTGTGTATTTACTAAACGATGATTGTTAGAGGTTGAAGTAGATATTCCACTAAATCCTTCCTCTTTCTTATTATCATTAGACAAAATATACATTATACCTAAAGCGGCCATTGGAATTGCTATTTCTGCCATTTTATACTATATATAAATTATAATATTTTCTTTATGGTGTTATTTACTATAATTAATTTAATTTTAATAAATAATTGTATTGTGTTATAAATGAATAAATTGTAATTTATTCTATTAAATCAGTAGATGGTAACACTGGTACATGATTATCTTTTTCAAGTATTCTGGTGTTTAAATTATTTTGAAACCCCAAACATACATTTTCTTGAGGATTTAAATGTAAAGGATGGGTATGATCTTGTTGTAAATCACGATATAAAAATCCTGGATGAGTAACACGAGACTGATGTGTAATAGGAGTATTACTTGACGAAACAGTAACTGGTGATATTTTGATATCTTTTGCTACTTTGTAATGTCTTCCATACCGCTGTAACTTTTTATCTACATTTTTTAATTGACTTTCAATATCAATTGGGTGCCCATTTGGTACACTTTGAAGGTTCGCACTCCATCCCATATGGCGCATATGCGGGTCATTAAACAATGTGGGTCGATCGCCCCAACCAGGTGTATTTAATATATATCTTCCTGGACCAGTAGATTCCTGGAGTATTTTTTTTGTTCTACATTCATCATAATTAAATCTAGTAAAGGCCATAATATATATATTATTTATTAAATTTATTTTTAATAAAATAATATGTTTATCATTTTTTATTTGATACTTTATGATACGTTTATTTTTTACTACGAACATCCAGTATGTTTTTAATGTTATTTAGTTTTCGTAATTTTTCACGTATTACAGTTTTTATTTTATTAAGCTCTCGTTCCAAGTTACTTTGTTTACCATCCAGGACTCTATGATTTATATCTAAATCCTTCACCGCTTCAACCAATAGACCCATTAAGTTACTATACATTATAGATTTGTATTCCCCATTGTTATTTACTACTTCAGGCACAATCTTTTCAGTTTCTTGGGCGATCAATCCCATATAAACTGTATCTTTGTTTGGTAGATCCGTTCGTGTATAAGTAACACCTCGTAAAGCACTTACCTTTTCTAATGCGTACGGAATTGTTTCTATGTTTGCCTTTAATCGCGAGTCTGAACTCATGGTAACCACCCCATTTGTATTGACGTATTCTACCTCAGTATTTCCTAATTGTATTACATTGTCTCCATTTGCATAACTATTGTATCCAATAGCAGTTGAGTTTAATCCATTCGTTTTTGCTAAATAACCAAGAGCACTTGAACGACTGCCACTTAGGTCAATTCCATGACCTATACCCGTAGAATATGACATGTTACTATTGGATATATCGGTTCCTGACCCAATTAAAATATTACCAGTAGATGAAGATGTAATTGTATCTCCTGTAGAAGCATTTCCTAAAATAATATTATGGTTGTTATAAATGCGTATTGCTTGATTCATTGATATATCCCCTCCTATTGCTTCAATCACAACATCTTCGTTTGGAAGTGGAACCGAATAGGCATTTACAGTTAATCTACCATTTAAGTTACGAAAATCACCATCCACCCCTGCAACAGTTTGAGACAAATCATAAATATCTTG